ATTGGCATTGCCAGAATTAACTGTGCCTGATCCAGAAACATTTGCCCAGCTTGGCAATGCACCCGCGCCATTTGACATCAAAAATTGACCCAGAAGACCAACGCCTGACACATTCTGGAAAGTACCTGTTGCTGTTGTGCCAGCACAAATAACAGAAAATGCTGTAAATGTCGTATTTCCAGTGCCGCCATGCGGAACTGTAATCGCAGTAGCGTTCCATGTTCCTGTTGCGACTACGCCAAGCGCAGTAATGTTTGTTTGCACAGTTGATGGCAGCGTTGTGCCAATGCTTGGTACGCCTGTTACATCGGTTAGCAATACACCATTTGCTGCAGTAGTAATTTCAGAGACAGTATTTGCAGCGCTCGAATATAAAATACGGTTTATGGAAGTGGTTGCTGGCCATGTTGCTGTTGACCACGCAGGAGCAGCTGATGCGCCAGATTGCAGCATTTGTCTAGCCGTTGCTGTTCCTGAAAGGATAGCGCCAGCCGTTGCGGTTGAGTAAAAAATTCCCCCAAGACTTGCTGTGAGCGCTGCATTAGTGCCGCCATACAAAAGTGCAATCGGTGTTCCTTGCCACACACCTGTGCCGATCGTTCCAACGCTTGTGATATTCAATTGAACTGTTGATGGCAATGTAGAGCTAATGCTTGGCACGCTGCCAGCACTGGTTATCAGAACACCATTGGCAGCAGTAGCCAATCCTGAAACGGTAGTGCCGTTTGCGGCATAATAAGCTAGCTGATTTTGTAGACCAGCAGCGACGGTGCCAGTCCCCGCAACACTTTGCCATGTAGGTAAGCCGCCAGCACCATTACTGGTTAATACTTCACCCGCAGCGCCAAGACCCGATACATTTTGAAACGCACCTGTAGCTGTTGCGCCGGCGCATATTACAGAATAAGCAGTAAACGTACTATTGCCTGTTCCACCAAAAGGCACTGTGATTCCTGTGCCATTCCAGACACCTGATGCAATCGTACCCAATGCAGTAATGTTGCCCTGTACCGTAACAGGCAGCGATGTGGAAATGGAAGGAACTGAGCCAGCACTGGTAATTAAGACGCCATTGGCAGCGGTTGCAAGACCAGAAATGACTGACCCCGAGCTGGCATAATAGGCCATCTCATTGATAAGCCCTGCATTAACGCTGCCAGAACCGGGCGCATCTTGCCATGTCGGGAGAGAGCCAGCGCCGGATGATGTTAAGACTTGACCATTCGTTCCTAATCCAGAAACGGTCTGCAATGGATTGGCAGAAGTAGTTCCCCCACAAATAACTGCATATGAAGCGATCGAAGTAACGCCAGTGCCACCATGAGGAACGGTAACAGGAATATCGAGAGCAATCGTACCAATTGTTGTTATAGAGCCGCCAGTCAATCCAGCGCCAGCGACAACTAAAGTGACAGTACCTGCACCACCGCCAGATAACTGAACCCAGCTGGAAGTTGTTGCATTCCAGTACTCCCATTGCGAAAGACTGGTATTGTAGCCAGAAAATCCATTGGTTGGCGCAACTGGCCTTAATGCAGTTGTCCAGTTGATGGGCAAATCAGAAATAGCATTTGCACCAGCTGATAAACCAACCAGCTGATTGACGCCGCTTTTATTAATAGCGGTAAATTCAGAAAACTTTTTAGTCAGTACCATCGTTCATCCGTGAACAAGTCTGGTTAATCCATTAACCGTTTAAGTACTTTAAAGTACTTAATCTATATTTTAGCCTGGTATAGCCAACAGTGATATGCCTAGATATGCCCCAGCTGCATCAGGTGAAACAGCATGAATCACATCAGCGCCTTTTACATATTTTGGTTCACATGGTCTAAATTCCAGATTCGCTGTAGTAGTTGTTAATCCAGCACCCGGTGCTGCAGCGGTTACATTTAAACCGATAAATACATTGCTATTGCTCGCATAGGTAAAGAATGCCCGATATTTCTGACTATTGGCCCCGGGAACCGTTACTGTTTGTTCAGCATTTACTGCTAAATTAATTTGCCAACAAGTATCACTAAATGGCTTTGTATGATCAAAATTGCTTCCGTACATTGTCATGATTAAACTCCTTTATTTGCCAATGCGAGCATCAGCCGTATAGTGAAAAGTAATTTCTGCAGTCGGCGCTGTTGTTGATCCACCATCGCCAACATTTAAAAGATCGGCTGTTGCGACAACAATAGCTGAAACTCCTTTAGTTCCCGGTGTTGGCAGCCAGAAAGTATCTGCAACACTAGCTGTTCCTCTTGAGACTGCATTCGTGCGATTTGTAATAGTAACTTCATCTGTCACACCAGTAGTCGATCTTAAATGAAGTGTCGGTATGTCTCGTTTTACTGTATTAAATCTAAAACCAAAGGGCCATGCTTTGGAATTAACAAAACCACCGCCTGTAGCTACAAACATAACGAAATTCAAACAACCAATCGATGTAGATGCGGTAGGAAGAACATATTGATCGTAACTTTTCTCATAATAATATTGGCAATCTTCCAATACCTGATTAAATGTTTGTGGTTGAGTTGGAAGCGCAAAATCATTATTCACAAGTGAAACATCATTAATAAAAATAATATCTGGCGTTCCACTAATAGACATATCAGTTATGGAATAAAATATGATGCCAAGTGTTTGTACGTCTGTAGAGCAAGATGGAAGTGTAAACTTATTAAATGAAAATGTTTGCTCAGTTGCATCAGATAAAATAAATATCGGATCATTTTCAGGAATAATTGCTGTATAGCCAGCCGCAAATACGGGATCGCTTCCAGAAACCCATGCCGATACTGGATCGGTTTGTGATACAGCTCCCGGCACAGTTAACTTGGAAAATAAACGCATCTTCATTGCTATTTTGGATGAATTAATCGTAGTGATTTTTGCTTTTACCATTGCAGATAAAGTTTTTCCCCAATATGGCGCAATCGTTGCAGTATCAATATATTGAACGATGCCAAATTGGTTCGTTGCTGTAACAGCATTTATTTGCAAGGCGAAATTATTTGTATTAATCGCTTGTCCAACAGCAATATTATTTGCCGTCGTAGAAGCAACATAGGCTTGCTGAATCATAATTGTTTGATCAGCGGCATGATATCCATTATTTGCAACATTGGTTATGGCAGTTGTTGTAAATTGCCAAGGATTCAATGGGAAATTCCAGCCAGCAAGTAAACTATCTTTTGGTTGTGCAATTAATGCATCAGCATAATAATGGAAAAGATGATCGAGATTTCTTTCTTCCGTTGTTTGCTGATATTCAGGATTAATTGTTGAAATCAATGTCTGAGTGGCATAAGGCATTGATGTAGCAGGATCAATTAATGGGGTATTTTGTCCTACTACCTGCACATCAGTTATTTCAACTGCACCCGTAGTTGGCAAAGTGAAAATAATATCTGTATAAGCAACAGAGCTTAAATCAGAGTTATCTTGCACAGGCAAATTCATTGTACCTGAATAAGTAACATAATGCCCTGTCAGGACAGAAGTATTAATAACGGTTGTTGGTGTACCTGAATCACTTGGCGAATAGGTGGCACTAACAGATTGCGCTGAACTTGGCGCTCTCCCAAGGAATGAAATGTTAATCGCACCATCAGCAAATATATTTCCATTATTATTAAATCTCTGATACAGGATAACGCCCGACCATCCTGAGCTAGAAATATTCAGACCATAATTTATTGCATTAGGTTCAAGCGCAGCACTTGAGCCAGAATAAATCTTCTGCGTTAAAGTAGTTGTGCCAGAGCCAGTTAATGTTAAAAACCAACCTGGAGAGATTTCATAAGTACCTGCAACTGTAATCGTAATTGTCGGAACAGTAGGTGAAAGCACTGTCGCTGAAAAATTTACTAATGAAAAATTTCCATTGCTAATCTGATTTTCAGCAAACAATATCGATACAGCATTAGTAATAATGGAATTGGATGGCCCGGGAACAAAATCATTTATCTCATAAATAAGTGCATCAGTCTGACTCGATCCATGCCTGATTTCAATTCGATAGACTAAATTAGGATCAAAATATAAATTATCTGGCAGCGTTCCATTTGGATAAAATTGTAATACGCTATTTGTCCAGACTGTCATTCCCTGATTGTCTCGGTACACAGCCTGTGGAATGTATGGCAATGTATTTGTCAAAAAAAATGCATAGTACTCATCATTTAAAGGCAAGCCAGTTAAGTCAGGCAAGTACCATATTGGATTAGGTGCGCGTACAAACATAGTCAGTTTCCTTTAGTCATTCTTGCCAGTTAGTTTATCCATTAGATATCCACCACCCGCCATCGTTGCACCAACAGCAGTAATGGGTATGCCAGCATTTTTAAGAAATTCCATCATCATATCGCGTCTTTCAATTTCAGGATGAGCCGCACCTTTCTCTGCCATAAACGAACCACTTTTTAATTTTGACATTAATTGCTTGGCAGTCATTTTTCCAGCTTCATATTTCTTAATAGGAGGAATGTCATATGGTTTGAAATTTTTTCCATAGCTAGCAGAAACTTTTGTATAAGCATCTTTTAATGGCTGATTAATTTGCCCAGCCTTATCTCGAAACATCATATCTTTAATATGTTCTTGCGCTTTGATAGCAGCTTCTTTTGCTGCATTTTCTTCGGAAGTCAAAACTTCTTTGCTTAATTGCTGGCTATTAATAAATTTACCCAAATCGCTTTGCGCTTTCTGAGCATTTTCTAATGTTGGATTTATCATTAATTCTTTCAATGGCCGTATATATTTACTATTTACACCTGATTTCATTAATACTGGAAAACCAAGCTTGCTGTAATCAATAGTAACATCATTAACTCCTGCAGTTTTCGCAGCATCCCATATTTTATTATATTCAGTGGTATGAAATAATTTTTCTTTATTCTTGTTTTCAATAATACCTTTAACAATATTTTTCAGACTTAATTTAAATGGAGCCTGAGCAACCATTTTTATGCCTGGGCCACCACCAGAAGAATTAATTAAATCCTCGGTAAATTGTTTATTTTCAGGTGTGCCACCTTTAAATTCCTGTGGATTTTCTGGCATTCTTCCCATAAAAGTTTCAACCATTGGCTGACCTTGCGAATCAACTTTTTTTGGGTTCATGAAGTCCTGATAAGCACTTCCTTGCTGTTGCTGCGCTTGCGGTGCCGTAGGCTGTGCTTGTGATGACATGCCTTGATCAGGAGTAGGAAATTTTTTATGAATAGCTTCCTTGATCTGATCTTTTGACCAGTCATCAGGATAGGACATTGGTTGCATAGTGCCATCAGGCAATTTCACATTAACCATTCCCATTATTCATATTCTCCTGTAGCAAGATTATACGTCAGTCCAGATGCAGGTTGCGCGGGAGCGGTTCCTTCTTCTGGAGTTTCATCATAAATATCTGCATTTTTAGCAGCTGAAGTAAATGTTTTCATTTCTGTTTTTAATATATGTTTAAATTTATTGAAACGTGCTTTAGCTGCTTTTGGATCTTCAATCCATGAAGATGAATTAGTTAATTTTTTCAAATCATTTTGTACAGAAGGTGTGATTGAATCTCCATAAAATTGCCTAACTTGTTTTGCCAATGTATTAGCAGCAACCAATGATTCCTTGTAGGCAATATATTTTGGAGAAGCATTTCCTTGCGCTGAAGCCAAAGAATCTTTAACCAATTCAGTCGCGCCCTTTAATCCTGAATAGGTTGTAAGATTATCCACATTTAAATTATCAACAGTTTTTTCAACATTCTTTCCATATAAAATTCGTTGACGTACTCCAGTATCAGTAACATCTTTTAAATCTTTTAATTTATACATTCCTTTCAAACGTTCTTGCTGGTCAGGTCTTAATGTAGTACCCGTTCTATTACCTACAGCGGAACCTGGCATAACACCCTGATCTATTTCAGCTTCTTCCTGAGCGCGTTTTCCTTCTGGCGTGGCAAAACGTTTGCCTTGCGTGTCCATCAATGATTGCTGATAAGCCATTGTCTGTTCGGCTCTGCGTGTTTCAAGATCGTAAAGTTTTTTAGTTGATTGATATTCAGGGCTATTTTCACCATATTTACGCTTTATCATTTCAACAGCTAAAGCTTTACCTGCAGCCCCGGGCATTTCCCGACCACCAAAAGGAAGTTTAGCCAATTCTTCATTACGACTCGCCTGAGCCAATTCATTTTTAGCCTGAGCATCCTTTAATGGTTGACCTGCTTTTCTGGCGCGTACTTTTTCCAGATAATCAAAAACATCATCAAAAGAACGATTAGGTGCGGAAATTGGTAATCTTGCGTCCATGTTAAGCTCCTCCTCCGCCACCATAAGCTTTGGCTGCGGCAGAAATTAAATCTCTAGCCATGTCACCCGGTGCATTTGTAGCGCCATATTTTGCCTGACCCATTGCTCCGCCCATTTGCATAGCCTGATTGCTCATATTCCCAGCTGTTGTCGCGCCAATACCATACATATCTTTGCCTATTCCCACTCCAGCCATGTATTTTTTCATTAAATCCTGCAGATATTCCGAACGATCTTTATTCATGATATCGGATGATGATTGCTGGATATTCTGAGTAGCAGCTGAGCTACCCAATAAGCCTTGTGAGCTTGCAGCATCTAGGCCAGAAGCCGAAGCATTTTGCATAGAGCGCTGAGCATAAGGAGAAGTTTTGTACTTATCCATCCATTCGCTCAAAAGCTTAGATGGATCAAGCAAATTATTTTCAGCAGTATTTAAACGACCAGTTTGATCAAGACCATTTTGCCTAAACGGTTCCTGCGCGCCTTTTGCTTCGTTGTAATATTTTTCATATTCTTTCGCAGCATCTTCATAACCCTCTTGCGGGTTCCAAAATGAATGAATCATTCCAGGCACTGCGCCAATTGCATCTAATCCGAAGGCCATATCCTTATGCTCCTTTTTTCGTAATCGCGTCTTCCAGTGACTTGATACGTTTATCCATTTTAGCAAATTCAGATGATAAACCACCTAAATTTTTATTTAAATTATCAACTAAGCCATCTAATGCATTTTTCAAATACTGTATTGGCGGGGTATCAATAGTTGATAAGTTCTTATCCGCTCCTAGTGATGCCGGAAGTGCTTTTTCAATTTCCTGTAAATTATAATTAATGCCGTCTGACAAGGTAGAAAACCATCTGTCCAAATCCTGCATTTGAATTTTCTTAATTTCAGGAAGCTCCACCGCTGCACCTCTCTAAAACCATAATACCGCCAAGAATGACGATAGGCGACGAGCTGACGCATATTAGCTTATAGCATCGATTCCTTGATGCACCGAGTTGATACCATCTCATGCGCCATTGATAAACACCGATTTGACTAAATTCAAGAACATCAGCGGCAAAGAATGAAATGCCACCATCGTCTGACCAATAAAGTTCAATATGCGGCTTGTATAATTGATTGTAAGTCGCTTCATTTATCTGAGGCGTATTGCCTTCATCCGCTATTAAATAAACCGGCTCACCACCAACCGCATCTTCATCAATTAAATAAACAGGTTCACCACCAACCGCATCTTCATCAATTAAAAATTGCGCATTGGCAAATGGCGATTCCGAGAAGAAAGTAAAGTTTTCACCCCAGACAAAATCAATCTCAACCCACGGTGTAATAAATTCACCATAGTCTGGCAATGATATAATCGAGGTAACACGCTCATACCTGAATGGTTCGCGAATATATGCATCAGTTGCCTGACTATCCGGTTGATCTGGATTAGTTACTTCATTATCATAAAACTGACCAGACATTTCATAGACAGTTTTATCACCCTGTACAGTAACAAGATGCGTGTTATTAAAGAAAGTATGTTGTTGTATGCGATTTCGTTCACCATTTTTCTCAATAACGCGATGCCATGTATCTGTTTCAAAATTATATTCAATACTATTTGCGTTCTGATCCTGATCGAGTAAGCCTGTACCTGAATAATCGCCAGCCGATAAACGATAAAAAATAGTATTTTCCCATTGATATAGAAAACCATTCGCATTCCCATTTAAAAATGGACTTAATGCGCCGACAATTCCCTGTCGATAATTTCGTTGAAATAAAATATCAATTGCTCTTGTGCTGATTCGTTTTGGCTTATCGCCAGAGCTAGACATGACCTGAATAATACCTTCACTATTTTGAGCAAGCCATGTAAGCATACTGAAACCAACCGAAAGCGTTTTCGGGTCGGCCATGCCAAAATCCCATGCATAGGTTTTGTTATTTGTAAGAGGAAATGTAGTTTTCACTCCGCCAGTAGAAAAAAAATTCGAAGGATTATTTGACCATACACCTGTCGTGAAATCAGTATAAATATAGAGCGTATTATGCAAGACTGCCATTTGCCGTATAATTCCGCTTTCTTGCGCAAATACTGCAAATCCGGCAATATTAAAAGACATAGTTGGCAGATAAGAATTACCACCAAGATTAATTTCAGATAAATTAAACTGAGAGCTTTCTGCTTGCGAAACAACAAAACGATTGCCAAATGCAGCAATAAATTTTGGTTTCGTTGGAACGCCTATACCTGACTGAATATCAAATGCGCCAGTATCTTCCCGATAAACATAAATATTCTGACCATCTACAAAAGCAGCAAAAGTAATGCTTGGCGTGACAAGGTAATCAAAAAATACATCACCATCCAGTGTTGTAACTTTTCCTTGGCTAATTTCAAGTACATTAAAAAATTTATCTACTCGAAAAATAGCATCAAGAACGACAATATAAGAATAATTAACACTATGAAATATTGCTCTTGGCTCTGCAGCAAAAATAAGTTTGTTTTGATCCTGCAAATGAATATGCCGTCTACCCATAGTAGGATACATTGCTATTTTTTTCTTACCTAACTCATCATCAACCAGATACCAATTTGCGCAATCTGATGGATTAAATTGTTTAAATCTTTGCTGGTCATAATAACCAATAATAGGCATTTCAACTGGCTTGACATCGGTTGGCATTAGACACCTGCCCGGACGCGCCACGCCCCATTAAGATAAGATTCCTGCTCAGTTTCAATATTTAAATTTACTGAACTGACAGATTCCATATCTTTCTTTAATTCCATGAACTCATCCTGCAATGCTTGAGTCCAGGCCAGAGAACGACCTTTATAAAACGCCAGATATTTCGCCAATGCAAATTGCAGATAAAGAATGTAATAAGTTGGTAGAGACACCATAGTGTCATTTTCAGTTAAATCGGGAAGCTGAAATTTTCCATAGATATGTACATCATATCCCTGTGAGGCTCCAGGATAAAATTGCACCTGAGTAAGATCAACCTGATTCTGGATAATGGCAAACCGTGGCAAGCCAAGTTGAGGTTGATATTTATATGAAGCATAAAATGTATTTCTATTCTCAATCATTAATGGATAGGTCACGCCATCCAGTTCAAGCCATGCATTTTGCATGTTGGATAAACGACCTTGCACCACATCAGGTGTTGGAAGATAAGTAGGTGAGCCAAATGTTTTGAAACTTTCGCCAGCCAATAACGGAAATACAATCTCTTTGGCAATCGTTGTCATCAAACCCGTGGCACTATATTGATTAAGCAGTTGATTGAGAAACTGCACACCTTTTGACATATCATTGCCATGCAAAGGTGTAGTTGGCGTGCTTGCGCTAACTAGCTGATAGCTATCCTCAACGAATTGCTTAACTGTTTGCGTCATTTTTTGGCTTCCTGCCAGTTACTTTTTTAGCTGATTCAACTGGTTTTGCGTTTACCTCATCCTGAGATGCAAACCATAAACCACTATCAATCAACTTGGCAAACTCATCCCATGTATTGGCAATTTTCCTTCCAGTCGCATTATAAACCCATGCCCTGAAATGCTCTTTGCTAACCCATTGGCCAAGATATTCAACTTGCTCCATGCAAAACTCCTTAAAACAAGGGCAGCTTTTCAACCACCCTGTTTTGTCTTTTACTTACGAAAGCACGATTACAGCAAACTCAGGATTGATTGAAACACCGCCAATTACGTCCAGACGATCTAACTGGATGTAATTACGGATATCCGCACCAAGAGAGTAAGTCATCGCTAACTTATAAAGATCACTATAAGTCGTAAGCGCATCTACACCGCCTTTCAATTCCTTGATTGGAGGAGCTGCAAACACAACCGCTTGATTGTGGAATGCAATACTGACGTTATGGTCATCTACAAGCAAAACCTGAGCGCCAGTTTGAATTGCCGCTGAAATATTCTGCCTTGCGCCGCTAACAACGATTGCTGGACTAACAGGTATTGTCGCATTACTACCACCAGCTGAAATCACATCTGCCGTTACAACAAATTGTGCAGTTGTACTAAGATCATCGTAAGTTAATGGATTAACCATGAACACACCATCAGCCTCAGTAAAGGTAATCAAATCACCTTTATTGAAAACTTGTGTGCCGGGAGCCTGACCTAAGCCGGTAACAGATATGCTACTGCCACTGGAAATTGGGCCACCAGTAACGGTTCCACCCAGTTTAAATCCAGTTGGAGGACTGCCGCCTAATTGGCCTGCACCAGCAATTTGTCTACGTAAAAAGTTAGTTTTGAAGAAATCAAAACCAGACAAATGACCAATAAAACCATCCAGCAATGCACCGCGATTAACAGTCATATTGAAGACATTTTTAAGATCATTAGACAATCCAGCTGATACACGCGGGCTATTGGCAAAATATCTGTTGCCATCTTCCGGTATACCCAATTCAGTCATATAAGCATCTGCTAACAGGACTGCATTGAAGTCAATCGCAACACCAGCCGTACCAGTGAATTGATAAACCTGTAACTGAAAATTCTCGCTTGCAATGAATTTCTCAACATCATTCGCTAATGTTTTAGCGCGTGGATTGAGCATCATATCAAGATATGGCTGATCCCTTGCGCGATCAAATGTGAGTTCCATTCCATTGAACTCAACCATAGTATGAAACTGTGTATCAATTGTCAGAGGACGAATGACCTGTACACGGGCTTCTGATGTAGCAGTTGCGCCACGTCCACCGAGATATCTTTCTTCCAGACGATAATTGATTGTTTGGCCAGTCGCGTACTTTAATCCTTTAAAGTCACCCTCAAGGTTGCGGTTAGCTACTTTTGCAAAATTTAAATAGTTTACGAAACGAACGAATACTTCATCCAGTACATACTGAGAAGTTTGAAATGAATTAGGCATGGCAATTCCCTCGCCAATGATTAGTAATTTAGCCCTCCTGGGCTATCCTTTTACTTGTTTCATTGTCGAGCGGACGACATGTTTTACGCGCTGATGGGCTTGACGGAAACCCTATTGCTACACATCAATTAAGATCATTATGCTCTTAGTTTGTACTACTTTGCAATAGTCTCCTTAATTGGTCTTGAGATGATAAATTTTGTTCCTTGGTAAACAAATTCATTTATTCCACGAAGATATTTTTCAATATCAATATCAATTCCTTTTTTAATTCGTCTTTGGTGTGCATTTACCCAATGTAAAATTGGTCTTTTTCTTCCAGTTTCAGTCATTGGTAATTCACGCGCATAAAATAATGATTTTACTTGTTCAGGATAAACTCCAAACATGGCTTTTGCTTTTCCTTCATTTGCAGTTACATTCCATAAATATCTTCTATCTTGATAAAAACCAACAACCGCAGAAGTCCATCCAATATCTGAAATAAATGTTTCAGTAGTTTCTGAATCAGATTTTATTGTTCCATGGGCAGTAATGATTAATTTTCCATCATTTCGTCTAGCAAATGTATCATATATATGTCCTTTTTCATCCACACTAACATAACTTTTCATTAAGTGTATGCCACCAACGCCAGTAGCAGAAAAAGAAAGGAATTTATAGATTTTATGCTTGCCAAAATATTTCAAGCCTTTATGATTTAAAATGCTTGGTGGTGGTTGATCAATAAGCCTCAAATAACCCAAACGAAAATATTCATCATCAATTAAATCATCTTTCTTTTCTTGATTAAAGCTTTTATCAGGATTGTATGCCCATGATGCCTCTTTAGGCAGTCCGTCATTTATCATATCTATTTCACCATAAAAAATATCTCTGTCTTGTGGCGGGAAATAAGCACCAAAATTTCTAATTTGCAGAATATCTTTTTCATTAGGACGAATAAATTTTGGAACTTTTATGCATTCTTTATACATATCTTTTTCATACATTGCGATTAATGAGCGAGCTACTAAATCTTCAAACTCATCTTTTTGCCAATAACCTTCTGACATTTTATTTCCTTATTAACAACGGTCAATCCGTTCCTGTAAATCTTCAACTTTGGAAAAACACTGTGCCAGCATTAGGCAATCAGACAATGCTCTATGTGCATCAACATATGGAACGCCCATTGCTTCACACACATCTTGCTGACGAAATCGCATTAACTTGACAGGCCATGTAAAATTAGCCTTGGTACAAATCCACTTATTCAGCAAAAGAGTATAACCCCATGGCGCAGTAGCAATGAATCGCTTATCAAAATCTGCATTATGCGCAACACATGCTTGGGCTTTTTTATTCATCTCAATCAGGATATCACCCGTTCCAATAAGCGATGGATCATTTATAATAGAACTTGTTTGTGATTCTGGATTTGTCCACATCTGAGTAAATATTTCAGCATTTGATAGATTGCGAAATGCATAATCTTCACGTGTAGATTCAGCGCTAATATGGTTAATATTTTCAACAGGATTTATTTCGCATGGCAAAAGAGTGGAAAAAGATTGTAAAACTGTTTTATATTTTACACTGAATAAAACTGCGGCTATTTCGATCATTACTGCGCCCTTTTTCACATCAAGTCCTGTTGTTTCCGTGTCAATTATTAGCAAATTTTCTATCATAAATATCCCTATCTACGTTTAGTATTAAGAAAAATTCCATATATACAAAAACCTATCCAGAATTGATAATTCGTCCAGTTATCAAAATGAGCTATTGAGAATGTAACAATAAGAGAAATAAATGTATTTAACATTTATTAATCTCATCATTGATATACCAAATTGCTTTTTGCAAATCTTCTTTGCCATTCTTAAGCTTGTATCGCCAAATATATTTCATAGAATTTCCAATATTGAAAGACATATGACGAGTAACATCGATACATTCAATCGGCTTTTCACATGCCGAACATTTCATTTCGCCAGAAGTATAATGTACGGGATGATTAACATTATCATGCTCGTGATTACTCATCCTTTACACCTCTCAATTATTCTCAATAATTTTCTTCCCTTACCAGCCTTAATCATTTCATAAGGAGCAATATTTCCTAATTCTGGTTGCTGAGATATCCACCAGAAGTTTAATTTATTTCTATCATGTTCAAATAATTCCAGCGCAGCGGAATATACACGTTCATAAGTAGTTCGACGAGAAGTTGTCTTAGATTCATTTTGTATCATATCATTGAGTTCTTTATTTTATGGTTAACTTCATCCCTTATTTTTTCGAAAAGACTTTTCATAAAATCTTTTCTTTTGTCCTTAATATTGAAGGTTTGCAGAAAATGAACAATAACATCGCGGTTAAACATAATGAGACATGAACACACTATATCACTAACAGCTTGTGGGTGGTGCAGAAATTTATCTTTATCTTTTTCCAGATTTGAATAAAATGCTTCCATCAAATCCTGCATTATTTTATGTTTAATATTTTTTTGTTCGTCATTTAAAAAATGACTATTATTATTTACTATTTTTCTATTCATTGTAAATCCTTAGTGTTAATTCCAGACTATGCCTTTACTTTCACAGGCATGACATTGGCCGCCACAAGAAATATTATCTTCTATTCCGCGCCAATAACCTTTGCCATCACAAACAGGACATTTGTAAGGAGATTTCTTTAATTCAATATCAATTAATTTTACATGCTTTATTGAGAGTCCTTTATACATTTCTGTTAATGCAGTAATTTGTTTTTCAATTTCATTTTTTTCTTTGAAATATAATTTTATAAATCGTTCATGAGTATTTTCTAATTTTTCAATTTTTTCCTGTAATTTTATATACTTCAATTCTTCCGATAGGACATTCCCAGCAATATTTTTCAATGATTGCATTTTACATTGATAACAATCATCAACAAGCCCATGAACACATCTTGATTTGTGAGGACGGGCGCAATTAAAACAAATATTACCTTCATTGCCAGTTTCTTTGCCGCAACCACGACACAATAAAATCATTACCTATATTCCTTATATCGATAAGCTGGCTCTGATTGACCCTTGTTAGGGTAAAAAGTATTATCAGCCGATTGGACGGTTTTATCGATATATTCAGGCTCACCCGTCTGAGGTTCAGACGGATTCATCATTTCGCCTTCTGTTGGCTTCATTTATTTCTTACCTTTCTTTTTTTCATGTTCTTTCATTTCATGTTTCTTGCTTTCTTTCTTTTCAGGCATCTTTTGCTTTTCTTTGCGTTTATCTTCGCTTTTGCTCATCGATATTCTCCAAAACGGGGTTCGGGTTTTCTGGCCATGCATGAACGATCTCGCTCATCAATGGTTGAATCATACTTCTCAGTCTTTGCAGGTTTCTGCAAATTCTTTGCCGTAATCGTATCAATTTGCTGATTTGATTTAATAAGCTTTGGCATCTTCTGCCACCATAGCTTCTCTGCTCATTTCAGATAAATTATTAACATCTGGCAAAATGTCATTGCGATAAACAATACGTGGCATTGGCATGTTGTCAGGCTCATTCAGATTTTCATTAGCATGTCTTTTTTCCATAAGATAAATCCTTTTATCTATAACCATCATTTCTGCCTGATTTCTTAGCAGACTGTTCTTCCTGTACCGGCGTTTTACCTTGACCATGCGCACGACCTTTTCCTTTTCCGGGTTTTCCAACCTTTCCAAGTGACCGCAATGCATGGCCAGACGAAAATAAATTCGCATCACCATCTATCTTCCGATTCTTAGCCACGTTTGTAAATGGCTCCATCAAGATGAATCTTAGGCTCAGGCTTTGGCGGTTCAAAATGATTAATGTCTCTTTGCACGTCAGCGCCAGTCAATGCAACATCCCTAATTCTGACATTCTGTTTTTGTCGCTCAAGTAATGGCTGTCCATTATCCCCTGGTATCGGCATTGCAAATCCTCCATGACATAAATTACTTTCTGTTATCTCTAATCTTACTTTTTCCATGACTGTGAATCAATGAATCAATATCTTGTTTTAGTGGCTCAAATGTAGCGTCGCCACTGATTCTTTTCGCTGGCACAGGCGCAGTCGTTATTACTCTAGCCTTGCGCATTCTTTCTTCCAGACGCCCAATCTCAACTCCTTGCGTTACCGCATTGGGAATTTTCGCAATCCGTTCAATTTCACCGGGATTTTGCTTACAGGCAGCATAAAGAAAAGCAGCCGGGTCTTGCATATCTCTTGCCGCAACCATTATCGCCGCTGTAATTGGCTTTCCACTAACTACCTTTTCAAAATCACTATATTTTTGCATACTAGTCGAAAACTTGCTTTCAAATTCAACCTGCGCAATTTCTTCATTGCGACGCCATTGCTTTTCCTGAGTTTCTTTTTCAACTTCCTGCGCCGTTTCCTTTATTACTTCCTTTAATTCCTGTTTCCAGTTGGTTTCACTTTCCTCACCTTCCACTGGCGCAGGTTTTTTCTCCGGAGCTTGAACAGGTTGTTCAATATGGCGATCTTTTAACCGCTTGCGAATCATTGCCTGAACTTCTTCTTCCGTGTATGTTTTTGCTTTAGCGACAGGATTTCCATACTCATCTACATTTTCATCAACGCTAGAGGTATCTTCTTTTGACTTATCTTCTGTTTGCGATTCTGTTTTGTCTTCCTTTTTTTCTTCTGGCACTTCCAGAGAAACCGGTATTTCTTCCTGGCTGGTATCTGGATTTATATTATCTTCTAATTTTTCTTCTATTGGTTTATTGGCTACTTCTCCTGGCATAGGCGTACCCAGCTTTCTGGCTTCTTCACTAACGATCAAGTTATCAGCGCTTCTTGTTCTATCAATTGCCAAATCAGTCATTTCTCATTTCCTTATGTTGATTACTGGTCTTTTGTGTGTGCGTCAATAATCTGACAATATTGTCAGCATGTGACATTTGCATATCCGCTGACATGCGTTGCATCTCAGCCTGATAACGCAATTCTTGTTCTTGCAACTTCGCCGCTGCTTCCAGCTTTGCAGCTTCAATTTCCTGCAGCTTCACAGAGATATCCTGTCCTGTTTGAATGCCTTGCAGTTGCAATTCATGTTCCTTGTTTTCCAGCTCACGCATTTTCAGCATGGTTTTAGCTTCATTGTCCTTTTGCTTCATTTGCAGTTCCTGCATTTTCAGCATCACTTCTGGTGGCGGCTGATCCTGCTTAGGCGGCAACGGCTCACCAGTCTTGCCAGCTTCAATAATTTCTGGGGGAACAATAGTTCTGAGACGATTACGCAATTCAATGTTGTTCGCCATCATTGGCAGATTTTCAACATACAAATCAGCTACCATACGGAACAATGTAGGATCGGCTTGCAGGACTGTCTGGATAGATTCGAGATTTTCCTGTTTCTGTCCTTCAAATGACGCACCAGGCAACAATCTGATCTGATATTTTCCTTGCGTCATGTCATTTTCAATCTGACTGCCGTAAGCATCGACCTGTTTGTTTAACATGACTGGCTTCACGCCACTATCTGGCATATTCAGCATAACTTCACGTTCCGTATCGTAAATAAACGGAATCATTTCATCTATGATAGAACCGCCCACAGCAATAGCACGATTAAGGCTATCGAAAGGTACGTAAGTATTAAAGTTCCCACGCTTTGTGCGTGCATCAATAGCTGCGCCAGAAGTTTCATTTCCTTGCTCTCCCATTTGAGTTCCATAAATGCCAGTACATGACTCAATGTCAGACATGGCGCGTTGATACTGCGTAATCAGTGATTGTGATAATTCAGGTGGCCTAAGCTGCTCAGGTTTGTTTCCGTTAGCCGATTCATCATAAACTAGCCCACCCTGAGCCGTAGAAGGATCACGCCAGATAATTTGCGTATCTGGTGATTTGACATTCGCTTTACTAACAAGAAATTGATCATAACGAGATACGCGCATCATATATGCTGATTGCGTACCCAAATAATTGATGTATCGTTGCGCATCACGCGCATCTTTTACGATTGGACGACATATTTGCTTGCCAGATTTATCAATGTAACTATTCTGATCAACAAAAATGACCGGCAATTGCTCGCTGACAATATCCGTTTCTTCCAGAATAAACTCACCGGCTAATTTTCTGTGCTTAATTTTGTATTTTGGAACATCCCGCTGATTCTCTACCGACACAATTTCGCCATTGTCGATATATAATTTTTCCATTCTTGCGCTACTTGCTGACTTAACCTTGATTTTTTCCAGTTTTCCCAATTGCTTACTGGTTAAAGAACGACCATTAGATAACTGATAAAGAGTTTCCGAGGAATATTCACGTTCATAATCATTAATGATCGTAATTTCCTTGTCATTACTGAAAATCCAGCCAGTCGCCGATCCTTCGTCATAATTCGCATCGGAGCCAATCTGCGCTTCAATATCCTTGCCATAAATGCCCGCAAACATCTTTCTGGACATTCTGGTACGATATCCTGCTCCCATACCATCAGTTTTACATGGTGACAAGGCTGAAATATCCCAATAACACCATGTTGGGTCTTTAATATCCCGCAATACAATAATCTGATTGAATGAATGGTTATTTTCATATTCCGTATCAAGCATATAAGCGCCAAAACCGCCAATCGCTGCCTGTTGAAATGCTGTCTGATAGACGCGCTTCGCATCACTGTTCAAGGAAATATCCTTGATCAATGCCTCACGTATCTTGCTTGTCTGAACCGGCACACCATCGCTTGGCATAACCTGCAAGTTAGGCGTGTTTTGCCGTTGTTCGCCAAGTAAATGATTGATAAGAGGGGCTAATTTATTAAAACTGAGAGGGATTTTTTTGTAATCAACAAATAGTTTTGACTCGTCCTCTGTCCACTGACTACCCATGACAAAAGAAGTAAATTCATGATATTGGTCTTTATTAAATCGCCAGTTATCATCCCATTTCTTGACGCGTTCACGTATTTTTTTCGCAACTTCCATATCGCGATAAGGCTTGGCCATGTTCATACATCCATGTATGTCAATAATTTGTTCTAGTCTATCATGCAACTTATCCACAAAAAATGTTAATAAGTATGTGAATAAGCCATGTATGAGTTGTTGATGACTATTTTCGCTATTTATTTCATACAAGGCCATCCATAAGATATCCCCACCTTATCATTTCTGCCAAGCCGTCTGCCAAATAGGTAAATTAGACTTATCCACCATTTTTACCTCACATAATAATAGTAAAAAAATAAAATCTATTATAATATCCGGCAACATAATATAATGGCGCTTATGAACGGTTTCGCGGGTTACCGTAAAATCCTTATCTTGCAAACGCCTGACTTGCAATCAGTAGCGGGCAAGTAAAACGAAAGTAAGCGCCAATGATTTATGGGCAACGATACTGGATAGGATTACAGGAACGCTTAGGCGAAACGGCTACCTGCCGGGAAAATAGCCCACCAAATGCAAAGGGGTCATTCCCTTACTTATGCGTCTGGCCGGTGACGTGCATAAAACCGGCCGCTAATTCAAAGGAACAAACATGACAAAAGAAGAATTTATTTATAAATATGGACAGCCAGCTTATCTTGGCGATTCTGTGTATGCATGGTTCGATGGCGCGCATCTCGTACTTGAAACCAGAAATGGCCTGCCAACTGACCCAAGCAATACCATCATGCTTGAATCAGTCGTACTCAAAAACCTGTTTGATTACAGCATGCAACTTGCCGACGATGCCGAACAATTAAAGAACATTGCCACAGTCAAGGAACTCGGCAATGACGGATAACATTGATTCAATTGTGCATAAGATTGTTAGAAATTCCATTGATTCAGCTTCCGATATGGAAGCCAAACTTTTTGAAGCAGAAGATAATTTATCAAAAACATATAACGAATTAATAAAAATTGAAATAACAAATATGTGGTTAATGGATTTTGTCAGAAATTTAGCTGCACAAGATCATGATGAAGCTAAAAGATTTTTAGAGTTATTTAGCAAAAGAATAAATCTCACAAAGGAAATCTCACTTGAAAACAACCATAAAGATGGAAAATCAATTTAATTCCCCAGAAGAAAAACTAGGATTTTTCCAGATATCCTGTCTATCTTCAATAATAGCAATGGCTCATGAAGGAGCAAGTCGCGGCATATTAATGGAGATGAAAGAAATTATAGAAAGTTTCAACTCTACTATCTGGTCTTTACTTGCATTATGTTCAACAGGAAAACAAATGCCAGAGACTGATAAAATAATTCAGGTATTAGGAATACAATTAGATACAACATTTTCAGATTTAAAATCAATGACAATGGAGTTAAACGAACTACGAAAAAATAATACATTGAAAAAAGCGAAAACAACTAATGACTAGCCTAGAAAATCAGGTATGCTCACTTGAATTAGCTAAACAATTAAAAAAACTAAAAGTCAAACAAGAAAGTTTATTTTATTGGTATTTCTGTATGCTTGATGAAAAAACACCAAATTGGCATATTCGATATACTAATTTTGGTTTAATGCCTGATAGATATTCAGCATTCACTGCTGCCGAATTACTCGACCTATTACCGCATCGCATTACACTAAAAGAAAATGAGCCATATAATTCATTTCGTTTTCGTATGGAAAAAGGCATTTGGGCAAACGATAAATCAAACAATATAGCAACCATACAATTCTCTGAATTTTATTCTGTAAATTATTATTGCGATACCACTTCACAGCAAATGGACTGGATGTTTACCTCTTTAACTCACCATATTAGTGATGAGAATCCTTCAAATTCGCTTGCCAAAATGCTTATATATTTAATTGAGAATGAACTGTATGAAAATATCTGAAAAACAATTAATCATTCTTTTTGATTTAGCTTTATGGTTTTCTCAGTTAAATATGTCATGGCGATCCTTAGGCCCACCCTTTACCAGAGAAATGATAAATGATCTAGTAAATGAAATTTATAATCAGCAATCCAATAAATTGATTGATATTAAAGATGACTTACCTTTTCGAGAATAAATTAATATGATTACCCAGATAATCGACACATCCACCGTCAAAGATATCGCCAGCGAAGTACTCTTGCCAAATGGGCAAATCAGGCTAATGTCTGCCAAAGAATGGCAGCAATTTGACTGGCTAGACTTTCGCACCTTCTGCCACGTCCATGCACGCTATGGCATACCCACCACGGAACTCATTGGCTTCTTGCAAGAGCAAATCCCAAGCAAAAAGCACGCCATAGAAATAGGCGCAGGTTCCGGCGATCTTGGCCACTATCTTGACATTCCCATGACCGATTCTCGCATACAAGAAGACCCTGTCATCCAAATGCAATATGCAGCCATGCGCCAACCTGTCATTAAATATTCCCCAGAAGTCAAAAACCTCGAAGCACTTGACGCCGTAAAAACTTTCAACCCCAGCACTGTTATCGCAAGCTGGATTACTACTTATGCACCGCATAAGATGCCATATGGCTCCAATCCTTATGGCGTAAAAGAATCCATTATACTTCCGCTCATTGATAAATTTATTCTGATTGGCAATCTTGACCAGCACTGGGATAAGCCAATCATGAAAATGAAACATGAAGAATATTATTTCGACTGGCTTGTTAGCCGTGGCAAAGATCAAAGTAAAAACCGTATATGGATTTGGGAGAATAATGTATGACTGACACACAATTCTTGGCATTAATGGGAACACTGTACCTGATACTTGCAGCGCAATGGAAAGATACATTTAAAATATTCGCAATGTGGCAATGGCTTGGCATATTCATGTTAATAGTATCGGCTTGCGTTTCAATTGCGAGGATATTCGTACAATGAGAATATTCCAGTTTACTAATTCATTTATAGCAATTGATGACATACGCAGCGTTCTTATTTATCCTGCACGCGAAACCTCTGGCGTCATTCGTCAACATCATCATGCTCCACGATGGATAATGAAAGTTATCTACAATAACGATGGCGTATATAAGGCATTCTTTGACAATGAAAACTTGGCACGTCAGGTTTATATACGATTAATGAATACCATTGAAAGCAATATAAAAGAAGAAATGAAACTACAATCAGCAATGGGCTGGGAAGCGACAAAAGGGTTTTAAATATGAGTGAATTTACCTGCTCTCTTTGTCAGGAAACTTTTCCCAAGAAAAATGATAAAGAATGGAATGATTTTAAAGCCGCTGAGGAAATGCTAACTCTTATGCCAAGATGCAAAAATCATCCAACTGAGACTATATGCGATGATTGTCATAAGATATTTTTAACCTGGTTTAATGAATTAACTGACGAAGAAAAGAGAGCTATTGAAGATGAACCCTATTGATACATGCCAGAAATGCCAAGCAGAAGAAGATGATTTAAGAACATTATGGATGGCCTGTTTTTATGAGATGAACGAACTTGACTTGCCGTTTACCAAACAAACAATACTGGAAGGTGGCAATGAAAAAGATAAGCGAACCTTTTATACCTTGCGAGTCTGCAAGAATTGCCGCGCACGATGGATGGATATGATTAAGACATGGTTTCATTTCGATTTCAAACGACCATCACCCAAAACGGGTATTTATGTTCGCCATTACGGAACTAATATAGAGCTTACCGAAGAAGAATGGCACGACAAGTTTTCAGGACAAGTACCAATAAGGTTTATATCAAATGATGAAATGCCAAACTAATGCTAAACCCGGCATGATTTTATATGCCATTTTATGTAAACAATGCGAAACACATCATCCAGATTGGCGTTATCCATGCCCTGATAAATGCGAAGGTGGAAAGATTTCTATCGAACCTCTTGGTTATAAAATTTGCCCAATATGCCAAGGAAGAGGATATTTAAATGAATGAATGGATAAGTGTAAAAGATAGATTACCTGAAAAAGAAGATAGATATTTAACATTTGGAAAGCCATTTGGAATAAGTACAGAATATTGGCGACATGATAAAATATGGCAGCGTGATCCATATCACTGCATAACCCATTGGCAACCATTACCGGAGCCGCCACATGAATAAGCTGCCAACTCTCAAGGATTACTTGACGAATGAAGAATGGGAAAATATGGGCAAGCATGAATGGATAAATATAGATGTTGAATATCCACCATTTTTTAAGCCAGTCTTAACAACTGATGGTAAATCTTGCGAAATAAGAACATTACGAATCAGAGATGGAATAAAATTCTGGTTTAGTCATTCAAAAAGTAAAATGCATTTCATAGTACAATATTGGCAATTATTACCGGAGTTACCATGAAAACAGTAACCATAACAGTAGCGCTAAATCAACCATACAGCGATGAAGATATACGGCCACTGATTACCGCCATCAAACAATTGAAAGGCGTTGCCAATGCTACTGCAATAGAATTTACAGGCGATGATCAAATGAATGCATGGTGTTATAAGCAAAACTGGATAAACGAAATGATGTCGAAAGCAATAGCCGTTCTTTCCGGTGAACGTATTGCATGAAAGTTGAGGATGCCTGCAATGTCAAATGAAGTATGTAAAATATGCGATGGTCATGGCGACTATTATATAAAAATAGAAATTTTCGATGAACCATTATTAATAGAATGTGACAACTGCAAGGAATTTAAAAATGACACTAACAATTAACGAAAAAATAGCATTAGATATACTACACGCTGAAAAGAAAGGCTTTGATGAAGCTATAAACCGTGTATTGAAACTATGCTCAGAGCAAGCCAATGATTATGCACGCATAAGAAAAGAATTATCAGAAAAACATAGGGAATCATTGCCATTTCATTACAAAGCATTAGCTATAATTGATTTTAAACTTTACCTTGAACAACTCTTTCAAATGGAAGTGTCAATCAATGACCGATAAATTAGATATTGATGTTGAAGAATTAGGCAAATTAATACTTGAGATGACACCTCGATACAGAGCTATCGTTGAACTATTCCCGAAAGGCAATGAAAGCATGTTGCGACATCTTGCAGCGTCATCAATACACTTGGCTTTCTTTATGCGAGACTTTCATGATGTACATAAGGGAACGAAAACTGCCATTTGTCCCATGCATGAAAAAGAGTTTTTGAAAAAATGTGGATGTGATTTTAATACCAAGGATAAATAATATGTCATATATTTTTGTATTAATAATTACATTAACACTTGTTATGCTGACATTAAGGGATAGTTAAATGAATAAATGCTGCAAAGAAACAATGAAAAGAATTCTCGAGGAAATCATATTTAACATGGAACACGCTAAGTTTGAAAGCCCACAAATGCATATTGATGCGCTTAAATATGCTCGTTCATTACTTAAATAAACATTCCCGGCCGTGGCTTTGGCACAGTTGTTATGGCAAAGTCACTGACAGGCTCATAGAAACCGGAATAGAACGTCAATGCTAACGCATCACTTGTGTCAGGCGATGGCATACCACGTGCCTTTAAATCATCTTTCGACTCTATTTGCAGTCGCCCCGAACTATCATATTTGTAACCAAGATTGCATAAGTCGCCGTGAAGATCATCTCTATCAGGAATCTCAACAGGCATCTCTTGCACAAGCCAGTCACGCATCGTCGACCATAATTCAGCCCGAAGATTTTTGAATTTATCCTTTTGATTTGCAGAACGAGCTACGTTAATACCTTCGACAAAACTAAAATTATGCTCACGCAACCGGTCAACAACGCCAGCACCGACACCGATGCAATCAATGTATACACGATAGGGATTTTCCTTTTCAATGATATGTTTAAGTAAGCCCGCAATTTCCATTGTGTTCATGTTGCGGTAAGTTTCAAGATTATAGGCTACACGTCCACGTCTTCGAATGATGGCAGTTTTATCAGTGTCGCCAAGTGCGACGTCAACGCCAATGATAAGATTCTGCGTATCGTTGTGTTCAACTCGTTGCTTTCTCGCCTTAACCACATGCTTGCTATTAATAAAGACATTGGCAATCGGATTGAGAAATGCTTCTGTAGCCGAAAATGGGAACTCCTGCTTGAATGATTCGAGACCAATATCAAAATCATTACTAAACTCCGCTATCTTAAACCTGCGCCATGATAAATGCTTATTAGTTAGTCCATCTTTACCATATATAGATAAAAGGAATTGTTCCTCATCCGATGCCTGAAAACCATTATCAATAGATGTATATTCATTTTGCCAATACCATGGCAAGAAGATAGGAATGTAACCATTACTACCATCTTCCGCAGCTTTCCACATTGAATGAAAGTAATTGCCAATACCATTAGCCGTTGATTCAAGAATGATTTCAGTACCAGCTTCATTACTAACAGCTTGCAATACACCTCGAGCATGCTCCTCAGCATTAGGCCAAAAACCTACCTCTGAGCCATGAAATAGCTGGATTGTCTGCGAACGTCCCGCTCCTTTATTTCCGGCTGTTCCGATAGCATAACCGCTATCATAAGACTTAAAATAGAGTTCTTTGCTGGATGATTTATCAGCTTTACATGCCAGGCCTTTAGGTAATTTGTCATAAAACCTCTGCGTCATTTCAAATAAATTCTTTGTTGCTTCTGCTTCATGCGTGAGTATGTAAACCTTTGTACCCAAACGTGTAACCATCTTATGGAAATAACGGCCTTGGGTATAAGTCGAGAAACCTTGCTGTCTACCCTTTAAAGCTAAAGCGCGAACACGGCCAGTTTCCCTGAGTTGCGTTTCTATTTTGTCATGCGCATATAATTGAGCGCGATTCAATCTGAAAGGCTCAATGCTTCCGGCTTTACTTCTTATTACTAAGCAATCAGGGGCAAACTTTGTGAAGTCTTTAACAATATCCAACAGGTGTGACTCATCCATGAGTTAGCCTTATTATTTAGGTAATAGCTTTAATTGCCCACATGACAGCTTGTTCAAGATTAACAACAGATAAAGCCCTACAGCGCTGGTCAGATCTGATTTGCATATCATTTATTATTTTTAATAATAATTCAGCGCTATCCTTTATTTCAGCGCATCTATCAATTTGTTCTTTTGTAAGCGGTATATATTCTTTTCTAAAAGTATCAGCCATTTTAATCCCTTATTTGCTATTTAATTTCTCTCTATTCTTACTAATAAAGTCCGATCCATCTTTTTCTTCAGACTCTTTCTTTTCACCATATATGCGAGGTGCAAGTTTAGCGGCTAACCATTTACGTGAATCAACACGCAATTTAGAACGGTTAATCCATTCACTATTTGCACTCTCATATTCATCACCTTTTGTATTGCTTTTGATGATAGTGTCATGCGTCGAATCGTCGGAAATATCCAGTATTTGATCGACTAAAAGTTCAATTTGATTTTGTTTAGCGCGTAGATACATGTCGCCGAAAGAAGGAACCTTTATGCGCCATTCATAAACAGTTTGATAACATGGCCAATGAGAATTTTGCTTGCATAGCGTTACAATGCTAGCTGAATTAGTAGCCATTTTAAGGCAAATTTCTTCGCCTATTTCTTGCGTATATTCTAATTGACGTCCTATCTTTCCCATATTTTAGCAATCCATTGCTACTAATAATTGCCTATATTTTACCCATAATTATTGATGATAGATAGCATTAAAATAATTATTACACAGTGTTGACATGAATATAACAACAAGATAATATAGGTTCATCTTAAACAAGTGATGAGGTTAAAAGAAATGAAATCCAAACTCGATATAATAAATGACGTAATAAATAACCAACAATATACAAAAATATCAATGTTACTTGGTACAAAAAGAAAAACAGTAATATTAGATTTTCAAACTGCCAATCTTTTAAAGAAATTATTTGACACTTCCCCAACCGAAAACATAGGAAAATTGCAAAAACTTGGCTGGGATAGACTTTGCAATATGGCATGGTCAATGATCAAATGAAAAAAGAATTAACTTAACTAGGAGCACTAAAAATGAAAAAAACTTTACTAATAACGACTGGCATTTTATGGCTAATAACTTTAAGCATTATCGAGACAAAAGTATTTGCAGCAACATGCCATACTGTATGTAGCGAATGGAATAATATGTGTGATACAACCTGCGATTAATTAAAACATCAAAGCCTATTATGAGTAGGCTTAAATGTTTTAATTAATCAATTAAGGGATGAAAATGAAATACGATTTAATCATTGAGGAAGAAAACTTTATAATTATAAACACCATCGAAAAAAAACCTGTAGTCTGGATAAACAAGGAATATTCCAATATTGAAGCTGCAAAAAAAATAGTAGTCAATTTCAACGCCCAAACAGACCAATTGCCTTTAGCTAAATTGGCTTAATACGTTGCTTGGCACTTGATCCAAAAAAGTAACCAATAATCATCACCATAATATCTTGCACTCGAGCTGAAATTAAATCTTCACCGGGTGTAGGATAAAATACAGCCGTAAATTGAACCAGCGCATAAATCACAACAAAGATTATCGCCAATATAAATGGCACGTGGTCATGCAAAGTCATTTCTCTTAACCGGGCATTTTTCCTGTCATCTACCTCTGTTGCATAATCAGCCGATACAAGCTGCGCCAGTGCAATCGAATGCGTTGCTTCTATTTCAGCGAGTTTTCTATCTGCGTCTGGATTAGATAACACAGCCCGCGAAATTGAATCGACATCCGTAGTAGAAACGCCAAAAGCGTTAGCCAGTAATGACAGGCCAATGCCTGCAACCGGAGAGCCCAATACCGCACCGAGTAGCGGCGCTTTAGAAGCGATAACATCTATCCAGCCAGCCATGTAAATCCTCCATATTTGCTGACCGAATTGCAGCCAATAGCCGGCAATATCCTGCGCGTTCTGATTGAAGTGAAGCTTTAAAAGATGAAGCCAAGTACTTGTCAGATAACAATATCATGACTTGATTTATTGTTCTGAAACCGAGCTTGCCATCATCCAGAATTACGCCAAACATACCTGTTGCTGCCCATGTAGCTCGCTGTAGCAAGCGTATAGCCTGAGCGATACCATGATGCACTGCCATATCAAAAACATAATTGCATATTGACTGGTTTTCGATATGGTCAAACATGGCGGTGTCCCAGAACTCGCAGCGATAAATCATTCGAGCCTGATCGAGCGTAAGATTGCGAATAGTATCTTCATTCAGAGGCTCAAATATGCCATATTTGCGCAGCCTTTCGACAGGGATTTCCCGGAGAAACCTTAGTGATATCCCATAGTTCGTTGCGCCTCCTGCATCGGCCGGAGAATTGACATAACCCCCTTCATTTGCCAATACATAGGCTACGGCATCTTCAAAATTGCTTAGCATCTTTCGGCGTTCCTTGTGCCAGATAATCGATGATACTTTGCTGTACTTCGGCGAGATCGTCAAACCATTCCGCTTTATATCCGTCACGCCGGGCATCTTCCATAAAAAGAAGTTGCTCAGCAGATGGTTTCTTGCCCGGCGTTTTTAATTCGATGTAGTACCCACCGTACCCACCACGCATTTTTTGCAGAAAGAGGTCAGACGCCCCTGGACGCAAGCCCATTTGCTTAAGCCGGTGTGTTGCAAGCTGGCCCCGATTACCTTCGTTTGGAATCGAATGAACTGACCGCCCTAAACCATGCTTTGTCAGCCAAACAATGAGTTTCATTTGCATTCCAGCTTCAATATTCTTCCGCTTAAGGTGAGGAAGGCTGTTTTTTTGCGATTTAGCAAACGATCCAGTAGTAGGTAATGCACTTGCCGCGGGTTCTTCAATTACATCGCCGTAAAGCGAACCTAGAGCCTTTGTGTATTTTGCGTATGACATTCGAGGCATCCTTGCCAAATGAGCGTCCCTTGTACAATCTTATCACAATTTACTCAGTAATGGATGGTTTTTTAAATTCCAGCAACCATGACTCACCTGCAGTTTGTTGTTCTTGTGAAAGTCTGAAATCAGGATCATAGAATAATCTTGCATTAGTTGAGCTTCCTCCAAGTTCATCCTGAAACTCTATTGACCATTCATCACCATGACCGGTATTAGCATAAATTACTTCTTCTTTTTTCCAGTCTGTATGGCCGTTATCCCAAGTGGAACGTGTTTCATATTCAACTTTGGCAAAAAAGGCTACCGCCGCAATCCATGATTCATTTTCCATATTGACAAATACTTTCCACCATCCATTTGCTGGCATCATTTGAGTCACAACTTCTTTACGATATTCATTACGCCAATTTGGATAACGCTCTGCCCATGATTTTTTTTCAGTCATTTTTCATTCTCCTAAATAATGTTTCACGAAATTGTTTCACGCTCTCTAAACATAGAAAAAGGGGATTATCTCTATCTCTATTCATAAGTATATAATAATAATAATAATAATAGAGATAATTGTATATTATATTAGCGATAACGTTATCGCTATATACCGATAATGTATTAGATTATCGCTATTATTATCGCTAATTAAATGTACAATTATCGCTATTTTTCCCCGTAAACACGGGGGTTGAAAAATAGCGATAGCGATAAAGGGTGTGTATATAGCAAATATTTTTTTGGTCAAAAAAAAACCAGATAATCAAGAGAATATCTGGTTTGCTTTATCGCTATTTATCGCTATTTATTTGATCATTTTCCGATATACCAGATAAATTTTCGCTTATCCATCTGACTTCCTTCCATTATGATGTTTGTTCCTTCCTGTTTTAACTTCTGTCTGGCAAGCTTGAGTGTATGTTGATTGATTTCTTCATTTTCGGCTGCCTTGTAAATATCATCCCGGCTTTTAGCCCCGCTCATTAACATTCGCAAAATAAATTCCTTTGCTATTTCTGTCTCACATCGCTGGTCATATGCTTTTTTATTGACCGCTTCATCAGCATCCATATTTACTTTGCCAGTTTGCCAGTCAATACGGGATGTAATTACTTTTATAGCGCCAATCATTATTTCTTCCTGCTTGATTCGATAACTTAATCCCTCAGGTTTTTTGTGGTTGGTTTTGGAAGCGGTGCAAATATATAAATCGTGGTCATCATGGTGACGGGTAAAAGAAAACGCCATGCGTACCGTATTACCCCACGCACTCGAACCCATAATCTCATCACTGGCAGAAGTAATATTTTCACTATTGCCAGACGATTTTCTAGTATGAGTATTTAAAATATTTGCCAATTTATATTTGATAGCGATTTTATTTAAACGCAAAATGAGATTGCGAATTTCAGTTGCGCGATTTTCTTTTATATCGCCAAGATATGCAGTAATAGGATCAAAAAATATCGCCTTAACATTACCAATTTCTTCAATAGATTTTTCAATAGCTAAAATATCTTGATCTAATCTGATAAATCTTTCCTTGGATTTTGTAGCCTTATCTATTGCTGATTCGATAATATGAATATTCGAAAGATCGGCTCCGGCTGCCATTAATCGTGGAATAATTGTATATGCTGGATGATCCTCGGCTGAAAGAATAATAACATTTCCTTGCATGATTTCATGAGCTTGATCGCCAGTTGAAAATGAATGTCCATTACTAATAATTGCAGCAAGCCACATTAAAAATTGACTTTTTCCAATACCTCCCTTCCCTGCCATTAGCGTACATGTTTCAAGAGGGATGTAACCTTGCCATAACCACGGCTGCTCAAGTGGTTTTATTTCAGTGGCATTTAAAACATTTAATTCAAATAATTCACTTACATTTAGATTGGAAAAACGTAAATCGTTTTTTCTTTCGTCGTGCAGTTCGGAAAATGTTTTGTCTCTCATAACTAAAAATCCCTTTTATAGACAGTTGGAATAAAATCCACAGTAATAACTGTGACCTTAAAAGCTTCATGCTTAAATAAAATATATACAACGTCTTCAATATACGTTGCCTTTTGCGGAGAGGTTTCTATGATCAAAATATCACAATCCCTGACTGGCCACATATAATCTATTGGCCGTTCACTGGAGGGCAATATAAGAGTGCGAGCAGGACGACAGATAGAGGATGATTTGCCTTTTTGCCAAGCAAATTTTCCGATATATAGATAAATAGAATTGTTTGGGAGCGCGCCTGCATCAAGCAGCGCTTTAAGAGGCTTGCCAAAAGGAGGTATTTTCAATAGTATTGCTCCGTGTCTGCATTTATCACGGTTCGTTACAATTCTGCCGAATTACATTACATAACGAACCGTGAGCTTTAAACATCTTACCTACAAATCAAGCACTTGCAATAATTTCCTGACAAAATCATCGTATCGTTTACCTTCCTGTAACTGCCAATAATCTTCAATCAATTTTTTAATTTCGACATAGCGTTGCCATTCCCTGCGAGAGGGAAGTTTTCTTTTCATGAATCAAATCCTTTTGATTTTATAAATATAAATTAAAGCCAGCCAAACCCTTTTGCCATAATGCCAAATGCAGTACCGGTTAAGCCAAAGATAGCACTAAGTGTCCATATAAAATTAGCCCATAATTGCCTATCAAGGCTATTCATGCGTGTGTTCATAAAATTTAATCTTGCATCAACCTCTGAAAAGCCTTTATCAATTTTAGTTTCAATTCTTTGCAGTGATTCGCTAATATAGCCTATACTTTGTTCAAGTAGTGCAGTTCTTGTTTCAATATTATTTTTCATAATTTCGTCATCCGGTTTTCTTAGTCTGCTCATCGTCAATTTCATCCATGCTGTTAATAAAGTCCTGATAAGTTATCTTTATGCCTTTTTCATCTACAAATTTCATTACCTTTCTAATTGTTTTATAGGAAATTTTTCGCAAACCTTTCTCGTATAGACACATAGAGGATGGGGTTACATCGATAGCACGGGAAAGCTCCGCCTGACTTAGGCAAAGCTCATGACGAATTTTTCGAAACAGGTCACTTAAAGTCATTTTTATTCTCCTTATTATTTGTGATTTATGAGGCTTTTTATAAAACATGATTACACTTTTGTCAATTAAAGATAATAATAGCATTACACAGTATTGACTTTAATTTGCGGAGCTTGTAATATCGACCTTGTTAACTAACTAACCTAGTGATGAGGAACAAAAAAATGACTATACTAAATCTATCTCAAAACAGGATTGTCTTGAGCTACACCGAGAAGGAACTCGCCATGTCACCGCTAATGAGTTATATCGATGAACTCATCTCTGACCACGCTATTAAAACCAGCGATGGATTTTCCCTCAATGTCCTTGATTTATCCGAAGCAGAACGCGACCACATTCACGATTTAGCTAAATACTATTGCTCAATGCAGGAGTTGATTAATGCTCGTTGTGATGAAAAAAATCAATATTACTGCGATTCAAGGGGATTTAATGACTGATTACATAACATCAAAACAACGAATAAAGCTAACGTTATGGCAAGAAATTAAATTTTATCTTTGGAGAAGAAAAAATGCTTACACCCGAACAAAAAGCAATTAGAAAATCAGGACTTGGCGCAACAGATTGCGCGGCAGTGATGGGCTTGTCTCCGTACAAAACCCCATTTGAGCTTTGGCTTGTCAAAACAGGCAGGGCAGAAGAAGAAGCGATCTTGAATGACTCCCGTTTAAGACTTCGCCATGCGCATGAAGAAACGATCGCGAGAGAGTACGCAGCGCAGCGCGATGTCAAACTGCGACGTGCTAACCAAACGATCTATCATGACCGGCTGCCGTATATGCTTTGCCATTTAGACCGCGTTGTCATTGGCGAGCGAAAGATTATCGAGTGCAAAAGCTCAAGCGGGTTTCTGCGGCAGGTATGGGGCGAAAGCGGTTCGGATGAGGCGCCGTTACATTACATCTTGCAAGTGCAACATCAACTGGCGTGCTCTGGCTACGATGATGCCGACCTTGCTGCGCTGATAGACATTGACGACTATCGTATTTATCCACTGCCAAGGAATGAAAAAATCATCGCCAAAATAGAAAGTGAGTGCGAGCGTTTTTGGCATGAGCATGTTCTTGCAGATATACCGCCAGCGCCAACAAACCGGGCTGACTTAAAGTTAATGTTCCCACAGAACAATGGCAAGTTCATCACGGCAACGCCTGACATCGAGTGCTTTATTGCAGAACGCTCTTTACTGAAAGCAACAGCAAAAGCAACAGAAACCGAAATTGAAACTCTTGAAAAGGAAATTATTCAATTCATTGCAGATAATGACGGCATTAAAAATGAAGAAGATAAAATTATCGCAACATTCATTGCAAATAAAAACGGCACACGTTCACTGAGGATTAAATAACATGGCTACTCAAAGACAAGAATTATCATTACGAGATCAAGAATTTAATTTTACGCCAACTACTCTTGCTGAAGCGCAAGAGTATGCAAAGATTTTTGCAACAAGCGGATTGTGTCCACAAGCTTATCGTGGTCGTCCTAATGACGTTTTGCTTGTTTGGCAAATGGGCGCAGAACTCGGGCTTGGTAAAATGCAAGCATTGCGAACAATCGGTTGTATTAATGGTACGCCATTTGCTTACGGTTCTGGCTTCCTTGCATTAATCAGAAGGCATAAAGATTTTGAAGATATGCGCGAATGGATGGAAGGGTCAATCAAGGAAGGCAACCTTACAGCATTTTGTGCGATTAAAAGAAAAGGTCAAACAGAAACTGTAAAAAAATTCTCAATGGAAGATGCAAAACGTGCTGGTCTTTGGCAAAGAAAAGATAGCAACTATGAAAAATATCCAGGACAAATGCTTGAATGGCGTGCAAGGACATTTGCAGGACGCACAGCAATACCAGAAGCGCTTTATGGATTGCCAACAGAAGATGAAGTTCGAGGTATGCAAAAAGACGACCCGGCAGTGAAGCCAAAAGGCAAAGGCATATCAGGTCTTGAAGATACATTGGATATTAAAAATGATGACACAATACTGGAAGCAGAATTTGAAGTTATGCAATCACCATTAGATGAGCTAAAAGATTTAATCATGAAAAAAAATGTTAATCATAAAACAATTGAGTTATGGTTAAAGAAAGCAAATGTCGTAAGTCTTGACGGCATGAGTGATGAACAAATATTGCAAGGCATTAACTTTTTAAAAAATAAGGATTAAGAAAATGGACTTTAATACAAAACAATTGCGTGAAGATGCACTATTAAAAAAAGGAAAATATAAATTCACAGTATTACATACAAAAGAAAAAACATCGGCCAAAGGTACAGACATGTTCATCCTTAAGATGCGCCTCGATGTAGATGGAAGACCAGTACAGTTTTATGCCACTCTTTTAATGCTGCCTAGCATGTTTTGGCTTTTTGAGCATTTTTGTAAATCAACTAATCTTGAAGCGGCACTCGATGAGGGCTCATTAATGGCACAAGATATTGATGGCAAGGAAGGTATACTGGAAATTAACCATCGCGTTAATAAGGAAACTGGGGAAGTGGAAGCTTATGTAAAAGATTTCATTGCGCCAGAAGTTATTACAGAAAATGATGTTATGTTTAATGATGATGTGCCAAACTTTGCATAGCATAAAGTTCTACGTGGAACATTATCACTCCCTGTGATTGTTCGATTCCCTTCGTTGCAGTGTTCCACGTAGCTATGCTACTGACCGGCTTTTCTTGACTCATCACTCAGCCTTGGCCGGTCAGAAGCTAATGAAACGGGCGTTCCCTACGCCCTTTCATTATCTCATTGTACACCCCACTGTTTGTGATATAATTTTTACCATACGGAAATAATTACCATCTCATGGAGAGAGACTATTATGGCTATTACCGCAATTTCACGGGATTTCAATGAAACTCCCAACATCGTTCGTGTCACCGCAACAAACACTCTTGCAGAAGTAGCTGCAGCCGATTATGTCACTGCGCAAACCGATAATATTACCGCTTTAAATAGTGGTACATGGACATGGGTTTTGGGCGACGTTATTTTAATAGCTGCAAGTGATGGATCGGAGTTTTTCAGATTTAGTGGCAGCGATTTCACATCATTCATTCAACTGCCCGGCGGTAATGGTGCAGTAACATTGCCAGTTGTTGATGGCGATTTCACAGTATTTGATGGTACTTTAGGCGCGTTAAAAGATTTAGGTTTTCTCCCATCCAACGCTGCAAAAACCAGAGTTGTTATGGCAGGCTCAGCCGTACAGGTTGGTTATCTTGCTCACTTTGTTGACACAACGGGTACGATTGATGATACCGCAGGTAATGTTATCAATGCTGGCAACATTCAGGCTGGTTTGTCTGGCACGGCTGGAACGATAATTTCTTATCCTGCAGCAGCTGCAAATGGCAATTTCATTTGGGCAGCAGTTGGCAATGCTGGCAATTTTTCCATGACTGTCAGTCCCATATCTACTTTAGGTCAAGCAAGCGTTATTACTATTCCTGATCCGGGTGCGGCAACTGCGAATTTCATGTTAGATGCCGGAACAACCACAGCTAAAACTATTACCACTTTAACTTCAACGACTGCCAATATTACCAATCTGAAATATGGCGCAACACCTGTTGCTCAGGTTGATCCTGCATCTTGCACTATTACTGCAGCAGCAGGCGCTGCCAATACTTCAACTGTAACCATTCAGTTAAAAGATGGTAGTGGAACCAATCTAACAAGAAGCATGAAATTCACTGTTTATTCATCTTCTGCATCTGATGGTTTGACACTTGCAAGCGCTGCATCAACAGGCTACTCAGTTGCATCTGGTGGATTAAGTCTTGCAAATGCTACAGCTATTACCACGCAGATTACTGCGATGTCGAGCGCTACTGGCGGTTGCGTACTTAGTTTGTTAGATACTGCCAAATTAACCAGCTTCCTTGTTTTAGTGCTGCCAAATGGAAATAAAATTTCCGCTCAGTTAACTGCAGGTAGTTACGGTTAATAATAATTGACTGACAGGGCGAGCATGGTGCTGGCCCTTTAATGAATTTTTTACGGAGTAAATATCATGGCTGAATATGGAAGTGCTGATGGTGTAAATGGACAAGTTGAAAATGAATCTTATTGCATGAAGAAATCATGGCAAGCAAGAAACGTTGATGAAATGACAAATGCAATGGGCTATCACGATATGGGCGATCTTGCCAATACGCCAAAAGCGCCAACCAGAATGGAAGGTGAAAAACGTAACGTGCAATTAGAACCAAATATGCCTAAAGCAAACATGAATGATCGCAAAGGCAAAGCTTACTAAAGATTACATCTCGTTACCCCGTTGTCTTGGCGGGGTTTTTTTGCAAGGATTAGCGACGCTAATGATACCGCAAGAATATTTTGCAAAAGTGAAAAAGCATTTCCGTGGCGATGACAAAAAAGCATGGCTATGGTTTCAATCTATTCATCCATCGTTTGGAATGCTATCCCCTTTGAATATGATTAAGTTAAAACGCGAGAAAACCGTAAAGGAATTTATTGATAAGGAGATGAAGTAATGCCATTAAAAAAAGGAACTAGTAAAAAAACTATTGGTAAAAATATTTCAGAAATGGAAGCAAGTGGCCATCCAAAAAATCAGGCTATTGCTGCCAGTCTAAATGAAGCAAGAAAGTCAGGAGCAAAAATCCCAAAACCAGCAAAAGGAAAAAAGAAATGAGCGAACAACAAAGTCCACAAATTCAATTAGTGAGAAGTTCATTATTGAATGCAGTATTTGCAAAATTTAATGAATTAAGAAATACAGTTGCAACACTTCCAATTGATCCATCAACACATGGTATACTTAAGGGATTATCTTATCTTGATGATGGTATTCTTTGGTTAAAGGAAGCCATTCTTAATGCACCTATTGAACTAAAAAAAACAGAAGAAGTCGTCGCAGAGACGCCAGTATTAGACGTAATAAAAGAAGACATTAGTGTAGAAGCTGAAATTATTCCCGCATAATGAAATTGGGCAGCTTGCATTATGCAGAACTGCCCTTTTTTTACAAAGTAATTGATTCAAGATAATCCAAATATTGATTAAAGGTTGAATCAGGATTTGTTAATAAATAAATATTAAATCCATTAATCATACTTAAATCTTTTTTATACATATCATCTCTTGCTGATTTTCTTTTTACGTCCAGATCAAGATTAACTTTTTCAATATCAACATTATTAACTTCTTTCTCAGTAGGACATTGCATTTTATTTGATAGATGCCAATCGACTAACAATCCATTAATGATTACCGGTTCACTTTCTCCGTGATAATCTTTTCGTTCACATTCTCCCCAGACGCAAAGATTTGCATCAGGTACAAGATATTTAAGAATATTATGCAGTTCAAAACTATTCATTATAGCGCGTACTCCGTAATTATAATGGTTGATGCCAATACTCCACCCATAAATGCTGATCCTGCATTACCATTAAATGTAGTAGTATTTCCCAATCCATTACCAGCACGAACCTTGAAAGTGGTGGCTGAGGTAGTTCCAGCTGCCATATAATAAGTAAAACCACATTCTGAGGCAATTGATATAGCCGAATTAAACATTCCAGCGGCAAGTGCATTTGCTGTTGAGTCCTGAAATAATGCAACAGCCGTATTGCCAGCGGTTGTTGCACGTGCAAAAAACATACTGATATCTATTTTTAATACATTGGCAGTATTTTTGGGTGTAATAGCAAGTGTAAGATACTGATCACCTTCGCCGCTTTGAGGAATGGTATTATCAATTGGCAACGTAGTTGAACCTGTGGCAACTGATCCTGAAATCGTTCTCACTTGCTGAATAACAGGATTAGTTGCTAAAGCTATCCAGTTTGTTCCATTACTTACTAAAGTATTGTTTGCCGATCCTGGCACAGCCCATGTTTCAGTGCTATAAACATTATTTGTAGCATCAGATACAAGAATTTTTCGCGCAGTACCACTTGTTGTAGGATAAGTTGGCGTTGACCATGCTGGCGTACCAGCGGTTGAAGCCTGTAATACCTGACCGGTTGTTCCTGCAGCGATAATCGTTGGAACGCCTGCACTTGTTGTAACCACTGCACCGCTATTTGCCGAAGTTACACCAGCGATCACATTGGCAGAAGATGAGTAAAGAAGTTGATTGATAGTCGTTGTAGCTGGATATGTAGCAGTTGACCATGCAGGAGCTGCACCAGAGGTTGCTTGCAGGATTGTTCCTGTTGTGCCAGAACCTACTAAAATAGATGGCTGTCCAGTATTACTGGTAACTAGTACGCCACCATTTGCAGTGGTTAATCCAGAAACAGTTGTGCCGCCTGCAGCATAGTAAGCAATTTCATTGGCATTGCCAGAATTAACTGTGCCTGATCCAGAAACATTTGCCCAGCTTGGCAATGCACCCGCGCCATTTGACATCAAAAATTGACCCAGAAGACCAACGCCTGACACATTCTGGAAAGTACCT